CTCGAGCTCTTGGTCCGCCAGCGGCGGCACCAGCAGCGGCTTGTGGTAGCTGATCTTGTCGCGCAGCGTGCCCAGGCCGGTGAGCGCATTCGCCCACGAGTCGAGCCGTGCGACAGCCTCCGACACCACGCCCATGGCCGGGGCTATCTACCGAGGGCGGAAATGTCCACCCCGCGAGCCTGGGTCGGAGTGGTACCGCCGGAGGCTCCACCCCCGTTGGACTAAAAGTCTTCCCGGCCGACCTCGAGAAGCCACGCGTCGAGCTCTGGGGACGGGTCGTGGAGCGCGCGCAAAGTCCGTTCGAAGATCACCCTGAGCTTGGCCCGCCGTTGCTCGTCCTCGTCCGACGTGCCGGGCGCATAGATCAGGGTTGCCGCAAGGTGTTCGATGCCGCTCAAGTCGTCGTCGACGTTTGTCATGGTCGGAGTTCCGCGCTCACAAGCTCGCCGCGCTGAGCGCTGCCAGGTACTCCGCCGCGCTGCCGTTGCAGAAGTATCTCAGGGCCTGCGTCTGTGCGTCGACCCGGTCGTTGTTCACGCCGCGCGGAAACCGCTTGTGCTCGGTGATCCAGTCCCACACCCACGGGCACAGGCTCGGGTCCGGTAGCCACACGTTGCCCGCGGCAAACAGGGGCTGCGTCGCGTACGCGCGGGCCTCTTTCGAGCCGTCGGGCGTGACCGAGATGACGCCCGGCAGCTCCTTGGACAGCATGTTGATCACGGCCGGCCCGTTCGCTTTGTCCTCGATCAGGATCGCCGTGGTGGTCGGCCAGCGCGCGCGCAGGGTCTTCACTGCGGCGACCGTCCCCAAGAAGTCCAAGTGCTCTCGGATCTCGTCGAGCAGCCAAAAGTTCGGCGGCTTGTACGCCCACACCTGCGCTGCCACGTAGCTGCTCGAGTCGTGGTTCTTGAACGCAGCGTCCACGCTCTGGATCACCTGCATCCCGAAGAGCTCCGGGTACTCGGCGAAGAACTGCCCGAGCCACTCGTCGCGGTAGATGGCTCCACCCGCGGGGATCGGGTCCTGCTGGTCCTGCGCTGCGAAGCCGTCCGGTCCGAACTCGAGCTTGCGCCGATCGACCTCGGCCCGTGACCAGCGTCCAGCGCACAGCAGCTCGCCGTCGACCGTGCGCGGGTCCGTGAGCCCGAGCGGCGTGCTGAAGCTTCGGCCCGATACGTACTCCATCGGGATCTTGAGCATGACGTAGCCCTGCTCTTCGGCGACGCCGGCGAGGTCCCGGTCGTGCAGGCGCTGCATGATGATCGTGCGGGTGTTGTTCCCGGGGTGCACGCGCGACGCCATCGTCTCGAACCACCACATGCGCGCGCGTTCGAGCGCCGCGGCCGAGTGCGCGTCCTGAGCTTTGATTGGGTCGTCGACGACCTGCCGGTGTGCGTGAAAGCCCGTGGCCCCGCTGCCCACCGACAGTGCCTTGCGGATGCCGCCGTGAGAATTCTCGAACTGGTCCGACAGCCACCGGCCGTGTTTGGGTCGCCACACCTGCCCGAACAGCTCCTGGTACCAGGGCGATTCGCATAGGCCCCTGCAGCGCAGCGAGTCACGGCTCGAGAGCTCCGCAGCGTACGCGCCGAACTGCCACTGACAGCCCGGGTTCCAGGTCCACTCCCACGAGGGCCACATCACGCAGACCGTCGTGCTCTTGCTCGAGCCGGGCGGCACGTTGATCACCAGGCGCGGCAGCTGCCCCCGTGACTGAGCCTCGAGGTGCTCGCAAATCGCCCCGATGTGCCAGTTGTCCACGAACGGGCTGTTGGGCACGACCAGCGGCCACGCCGCGCGCATGTAGTCGTGCAGCGACCCGGACAGCCGATCGGCGAGCGCCTGCTTAGACGCTCGGCTCGCCTGCAGACTCGTCTGCTCCCGGTGCCACTGCCGCAGCCATGACATGTCCGACCGCACGAACGAGCTCCTCCTGCGCTGCCGGGCTCAGCCGCGCCTTGATCGTGGTCAGCGCATCGCTCAGGCGCGCGCCGAGGTCGTGCTCGTGCCGCTCGACGAACAGGCCCAGGTGCTTGCCCATGGCATCGAGCGCGCCGAGCTTGTTGTGGAGCTTCAGCGTCACCAGGCGCTGACCACCGGGCCCGATGCGCTCGCTCACTTCTGAAATCGCATCGAGCTGTCGCTCCGGAATGTCGTCCGACGCTCGGATGGTCACGCCCTTGGGCCCGAACCGTAGGTAATCCGTAATCCGCGATCCGCCGACCTTCGCGTACTCGCCGAGCACGGCCTGGGCGCTCACCTCGAGGCGACGCTCGATGGCTTTCTGGCGACGGTCCACCTCGGCTCGAACGCTAACTTTCCCTAACAGCCTCGGGCCCTGGACGTGCGCCGTCTTTCGGCTGAATCCCGCGCGGATCGCCGCCTGCGTCGCGTTCGAGTCGACCAGGTACTCGGCGATGAACCTGCGCTGCTTGTCCGTGAGCTCGCCGACGCGCCGTCCAGCACGTACGGCGTTCGGCTTCGGTGTCTTACTACCTGGCATAGTCCGACTCTACCCCGCGCTGGCGGATCGCGCGGAGCTTGCAGCGGTTGCACCCGTACGAGCGGTGTTGCTCGAACTCGCTCACACTCATGGCGCGCTTGGTCCCGCACTCGCAACGCACGCGCACGTAGCTCTCGTGGATGCCGTTCGGCCGCGGCTTGGTGAAGCGCTCGAGCACCGTCCAGCGAAACCGGTCCGCCTGGCTCGCCGCTGGGTGCTGCATCCCTGCGACGCACGCCTTGCACAGACCCGCGTACCGCCGCAGCGGTGGCAAGAGCTCCCCACAACCGCGGCAGTGCGTCGGCGTGTCCGGGATCGGCTTCGGCCCTTCGTGGGACATGGTTTCTACCGCCTTCTGCGCGCTGAACTCTCGCGCGCTCCTCAGCCCCAGATTTTCAGTATCGCCCAAACCGCACACGCGACGCTAAGCCCCACTGCGATCCAGCGTCGCGCGCTGCGCAGGGGGGCCTCCATGCCCCGAGCACCTCGTTGCCGTACACAGTCCACCCCTCGCGTGTGCGTCTCCCGAAGAGCTCGACAAACGGACCACCCGGCACGAGGCGCTCGGCGATCTCATAGATCGCATCCGGCTTACGGCTGTGCTCCTGCACCGGTGCCGCGAACACCGACCGCACCGCGTGGTCCGCGACCTGCACGCGTCCACGCACTGCGACGAGACACACCTCGTGACTGTTCCTGACGTAGCGGCCCATGCCGAAGTGGAGCCGCTGGGCGTCGCCGGCGGCGCGCTTGCCCGCGGTCGTCTTGATCCACACGAGCTCGCTCTTCACGCAGAAGCCCCACGCGCGCACCACCGCCAACGCCTCGGTCTGCATCGCCGCGCAGCGCCACAGCAGCAGCAGGCAGTCATCCGCCAACACCGGCAGCGGAAACTCGGCGAGCTCGGCGACCGACAGACACGGGTAATGCTTGGACGCCCCGCGCTTCTTGCCCGGCAGCTTGTCCCCGAACTTCCAGGGGCAGTCTGCAAGGAGGACTCGTGCCGGTTTGGCCTTCACACGTGCCTCCACATCTTGCCGCGAACAGCGGCGTACAGAGGGCCGTAGGGCACGCCGTACACCCTCGCCAAGCTCGCGACGCTCTCCCCGGCTTCCGCTCGCGCACGCGCTTCGGCAACGATCGATTCGGTCAAGACTGCGTTCGGCTTCGTCGAACCCCTCGGCTCTCGACCCCGGACCACCGTGTCAGCTCGGTTCTGCGCTTGAGTGCCTTCGACCAGGTGGTCGGGTCTCACACAGCGCGGCCTGTCGCACTGGTGGCGAAGCACTCCGATGGGTACGCGTCCGTGCTCCAACTCGAACGCGTAGCGATGCGCTCTGACTGAACGCTGGCGATCGCCGCCGAGCGTCACCTGGAACTTGCCGTAGCCGTCCTTGTCGACCATCGCCAGCCATACCCAGCACGGACCCAGTGCTGGCTCATGCAACGGAACTGGTCCGTCCTTCGAGACCTTCGACCAGAACAGATCCGACGGACTCCGAGCTGGCTTGGGCGGCGCCGTGCGGATGTACGGACCGCGCACGCGCACTCCTTGGCGCCACGCTCGCCGTTTCTCGTTGAGCACCATGCGACGGCGCTGCCCCTCGGCATCGAGCCCCGCTAGAGAGCGGATCGGCGCATCCCGTTTCACTGCGTCGCCTCGGCTTGCTGCTTGAGCTCCTGCCGTTGTGGACTCGGCAACGCCCGCAGGTGCTCAAGCCCGTGCCGCACGCAGTAGACCACGACCCACGACTGCGTACGGTCGAGCCGCTGCGCTTGCGCAGCAATCCACTCGGCGACTTCGGGGGCGAGATGCAGGACCACCTTGACCCTCGCCCTCGCCGACGCGCGCACTTCGAGCGGACACAGCCCGCACCACTTGCCCGCAGTACGGAAATCGCTCACGCGTTTGAGCCACTCGGCTCCGCACCGGCAGCAGCGACAGTACACGCGCCGTATGTCGGCCTTGCGTGGCCCCTCGCGCAGCACAAGCCAGTTGCCGAAGCGTACGCCCGGCAGCGCGGTGGTGGCGACCGGCCGGCTCACTCCGCCGCCTCGGTCCCGACCTCCCGCGTCACGGGCTCATCTACCGCCTGCAGCGCGCGCACGTCCGGCAACGCCACGCGTACGCACCGCTGGATCAGCCACGACAGGGAGCGATCCAGCCGCACGGCTTCGGCACGCAGCGCGTCGAGCAGCTCCTGCGGCAAGTAGAGCGACTGCTTTTGCCCTGGTTCTTGTCCTCTCGTCCTCATCCGACCCTCCCGTTCATGCGTCGTGACCCTCGATGCGGCTGAGCTCGGCGAGCGCAGCGCTGACCTCCGCCCGGTGCCGGTGCGACGTGCTCGCGAGCCAGCGCCGGTACGCATCACAGACAGCAGCCTTCGCACGCAGCACGGTGATCTCGTCGGCCGCCGCCGGCGGCGTGACCCGCGCCAAGACGGCTCGTGCCGAAGGCCTGCGGCTCTGGTTCGATGCGCTCACGGCGTGTGAGTTCCCTCCACGCCGCGAGCCTCGCGGTTGCGCGTGCGCTCAGTGAGTTGGAACAGCGCCTCATGACAGCTCGCGAGTGCGCGGGCGTTTTCCCCGCACGCGAACTTGCTCGACTGAAAGCCCTCGAGCCGGTCGATCACGATCGCAAGCAGCACCTCGTTCGTGAGGCCGTTGATTCCAGCTTCCTTGATCGGACCGTGCTGGAACTCGATAACGTTCGAGTAGCTCACCGATCTCTCGTCGAGATTGTGCCAATGCACCGTGTACTCGTGACTCGCGTTGCCGTTCTCCGGGTCCGGGTCGTCAGCATCGATCGTGATCGCCCGGTTGCACTCGTTCGTGTGGTGGGTCTTGATCGTTCTCATCGCGCTTCCCTCTGCGGTGCGGGTTGTGTCCACGACTTGAGCGACGCCTTGCTCGCGCGCTTGCCGATCGCTCGGCCCACCTGCGCAGCGTGCGAGCCCCACTTCGCGATCAGGATCGCCGGTGCTTCGTCCTCGCCCACCGCTCGACCCGCGATCGCGCGTGCGACCAGCTGCTCCTGCGGCCGGACTTCTTCACGAGGCGCGCTCACCCATTGTCGACCGAGCACGGGCCCGCGCCAGACAGACGGCGTCACCTTGACCACGCGGCCACCGGCCTGACCCGCATCGCGCCACGCACGCAGCCAGCGCTCACGTGCCGCACCGAGCGCCGCCACGACCGCCACGCTGCCGCCCCACGGCGCCTCGAGCACCAGC